CTAGGTGATCCTGAGCCGCCTCAATCTCCTCAACCGGAGAAGGTGCGCTTTCCCATCCGATCGGCGGATGCCGGCTGATCTTCGGGAAGTCGAGAACGTCCCCGTTCAAAATGACCGCCGCCGGCTTGAGCTCCTTGCATAGCTTTTTGAAAGCCCGCAGCGCCACAGACTCAGCACCAGGCCAAATATGAAAATCAGAACCAACAACCACAAGCCCGTGCTTAACATCCAGTGTCGCACGAGCTGGGTACTGCTTTGTCGCAGCCTGCTTAGTCGGGGCGGTAATCCGGCCATGGACCGCCTCCAATCTGCGGCGGCGCTTGTAAACGTTGTGCTCTTGAACCCCGAGAATATTGGCCGTCTTGGTCGCGCCAACCGCATCGAACAAGGCCATAAAATCATCGTCGGAGCACTTCGGAGCGGTTGGTCCGCTCTTGGTTGCCGGCATCAGGTCAGCATCCCAGGGAGGAAGCATCTCACAACCGGCTTCCCATCGAAGTGATACAGCCACACCAGAGCGCGGCCGTCCTTGTTCGGCACCGGGACGATTGCCGGCGGCGGAACCTCGATCCACGCGCCCTCAACAAAGACCTCGTAGCCGTCGCCCTTCGACCGCCACTGAAGCTCGTCAAGGTGCGTTGCGTCTTCGGATGGGCCGCCGCAGCATGGCCCCTTGCCGCTCTGGAGCGATCTGTACCAGTCGTCTAGGCCAGGCTTGTTGCGGTCGTGGGCGAGAGCGGCGCCACAAAGAAAAAGGCCCATCAGGGCGACTGCGGCTCTCAATGCTTCACCCAATGATCCAGGCCGTATTTGATGCCTTCCCAGAGGAAGAACAGGACGCCGGAGACGATGGAGCCACCGAGCCACAAGTAAGCAGCCACCCGCCCCTTGAATTGCTTGAGGTCTTCCACATCGCCATCCATTGTCTTGTGGCTTTCGTTAAGGCTCTTGAGTGTGGTTTCGATCGCGCCAAGGCGCTCGTAAACATCCAGAAGGATCGTCGTCTCTGTCTTGTCTGCCACCGGAAAGTCCTAAAGCTCCTGTTAAGGGATTCCGGGCAGGAATTATTCCCAGCCGGTACATCGGTCGCACGATGTGTCGGTTAGGGCTGCCACAGCGGTGCCACCCGCCTGTGGCGGCCCGCTTAGCGTCGCAGAATCCTAGCGACCTTCTCGAGAGAGCGGCCACCAAACCAAAGCGCCATGAGCCAGCCGGCCCAGGTCGCAATCTCGCCGTCGAGAGGGTCCGTGCGCCCGAGGCCGAGGACCTTGTCCCAAATGACGCATTTCGCCGTGAAGATGGCGAAGGACCACATGACCAAAGCGCGGGGGGCCGCAGTCCACCAGCGGCCGTCGTCGGCAATGTTCTGCTGTACGGCCAATTCACGTTCGCGCTGCTCGACGGAGAGCTCACGCTGAGCGAGCTCGGCGGCAATCCGCTCCGACGTGTTGCCGGCCGCCAGCTTCTGCTTGTAGGCCTCGACAAGGCCGTTAACGACGGGACCGCCAATCAGGCTTGCGAGGAACTGCCACACGCTATTCGGCCTTCTTGCCGACGGGCGTATTGGTGATCAGCCGCAGGAAGATCATCGCCAGTGAGACCGCAAGCGCGAGGCGAGCGCCCCAAGGCTCCGGCAGGACCGAGTTGAGATCTACGAGCTGGAGCTCTTGCAGGATCTCGAGCAGCGACAGCGGCAGGGCCACCAGGGCGCCGATGATAACTGTCTTCCAGCCCTTCAGCTTCTCGCGAATGGCCGCGAATTTCTCTTTGAGCCAGTCGATCATTTCTTGAACCTCATGATCAGGTACGTGGCGACAGCCACAGCCACACCGATTGCGATGACCCAGCCAATCGACAGGCCAGATTGCCGCGCGGTCTCGGCAGCGGCGCCTCCAGCAACCACGGGACCGGACTTCTTCGCAGCATCCTTGACGACAGCCGTCTTCGGCTTAAACACAAGCGCCTGGGCTTCCCGCCACTCGGCATCGGTCATGGGGTACGGCTTGCCGGCCTCGTGCCATGCCTGCGCCTTCATCATCGCGAGGCCCTTTTCGGACCTCAGGAAGGCGTCATCGATGACCGTGTTGGCGGTCAGGCCGGGGCAGCGGTCAGTGAGGAATTTGATGTAGGACGACACCCAATTGCCGCCCGACCAAGTGTGGATAGCGGTCTGGAGCGGCTTGTTGTTGTAGCGCTTGGAGGAATGCCAGAGATCGAACTGAGCCGCCGCGCCCTTAACCTTCGTCGGGAAAACGGCGATGTTGTTACCCTGCCCCATGCCGTCGTTAAGGCCAACCGTCTGGTTGGCGCCCCACTTCTTAGCGAGGGCTGAGCCGCCCCACATGGCGCCGGGGTTATTGTACCGGATAGACGCAGGTTCTCTCATTGGCAGGTCCTTTCGGCTACCGTGGGTTGCTCGGATTGGTTGTGGGTGCTAGAAAGCCGTTATTGGGATAGAAAATATTTTGGGGCTGACGTGGGGCATCACGAGAGAAGTCAAACAACCGTCCAGTTGCTGACGGTCGTTGGTGTCTTAACTTGGTGGCTTATACGAACTTCGCTGTTCCTCTCGGCAGTCGGCGTCGATCTGGCGAGGCGCACGGTCTGGCGAACCTTGAGGCGCCTTCGGGCTGTCGATTGGGACGAAGCGAAACATAAGGCCACCGAAGCTTTTGTTGTTGTGGGGGCGACGTGCCTATCTCTCACTGTGACCGTAGTTGTGATTACGATCTTGTACATTTTGACCTCACCTGAGGCCCCATACCCGCGGGTCACGAACTACAATCTTAACGGTAATCCGGGACCGATACTGATCGAGTTCGGCCCAGCCAAGTAGAACTACTGCCTGCCGAAGAACGTCACGTTCACGTAGTCCGGATCGGTAAGCGTTCCGGCTGTGTTGAGGACATAGATCGTGATCGTCGTCGTCGTCTTTCCGGCCCCCGCACCAAACTTGACGAACGTGTTTGCCGCGTTGTGCTCAGTTGAGCCGATGCAGATGTAATTCACGGCCGACGCAAACGCGGTTGAGAACGTCAAGACGTATTGCCCGGCGCCTGACCTTGAAACGCCGGTCACGCCATAACTGGTCTGGACGGTCCCTGTGGAGCCGGCGAAAATAGCCCAGGCCTTGGCTGCGCTGTCGTGGTTGTGTTGACGACCAGGGGTCACGGCAACGGTCGTCGAGCTACCCGTCTCCTGCTCCGCCTTCGTCGCTGCGGTCACGCGGAGGTCATTGACTGAATTGGTCAGCAGTCCGCTCAGCGTAAACGCGCCGGTATTGCCGGCGATCGAAGAGACCGAGCCGGCGGAGGCGATCGAGGAGACGGCCGCCTTCTTCAGGGCGCCAGAGGCCGCTTGATCGGAGATCAGGATGTAGTCACCAGCAGCGGGGCTGGCCTTGGTGGTCAACGCCGCGATGTCTACCGCGGTCGGCGATGCACTCGACCCTGTGGCGTTGCCGACGATCGTATACGCGGCCTGAGATGCCAGCGACGCCAGCGCCACGCCCGAGATCGTGTTGTTCGAGCCGCTGATGGTCTTGTTGGTCAGCGTGTCTGTAGTCGCACGTCCGACAAGGGTATCTGTCGAATTGGGAACCGTAACGGTCGCGGTCCCGGCCGAAGCCGAGAGCGTGTTGCCGTTGACCTTGATCGTGTTCGTGCCGGCCGTGTCGATGGTCTTGTTGGTGAGGGTGTCCGTGGTAGCCTTGCCAACGAGGGTATCGGTCGCGGCCGGGAGAGTGAGCGTCGTGGTGCCAGCAATAGCGGTCGCCTGAACCGTCGTATTGCCGGAAGTCGAGCCCTGGAAAACCGCCGTCTTGATCTCGTTGATGTCGTTGTTGTTCATATCGAGATCGGCGCTCATCCCACCCTTGCCGGAGCGGGACAGGCTGTCGGTCATCTCAGTTTCCAAATCATCGAAGAGAGCATCAGCGTCCGTCGGGGAGATCGCTGTGCCGGCAGTCGGATTCGAAAATGAGTTGGAGACGCGGGTATAAGTGCCGCTTCCATCGCGCGCCATATCTTAAGCTCCGGCGAAGATGATGTAGTTAAGGATGATGGTGGGCTGACAGCGTGAAAACGCTGTGCTGGTGCCGCCCTGAGCCGCGCCGGTAAACGACTGCGCCGCGAGTGTTACGGTGGTCCCGAGGCCGGATGCTGCTATCGTGGCAACACCAAAACTGCTGCCGGTGACATTGTAATTGCTGGCCGCGGTGTAGGTGAAGCTGGCCTGCGCGATGGTACCAGACGGCGTATATGGCGGCAGGTTGCCCGTCACCAAAGTGTAGGACTCGGTAGAGCCAGCGTTACCAAGAGTAGTTCCAACAACGCCAAGGCCGACAGCAGTCAACCTCGATGCGGCAGACCCGCCCATATCGTCCTTGCCCGCCGCAACGCGACCACGCAAATCCGGGACGTTGAACGTCGTTGAGCCGTCGCCAGATCCATAGGTGGTCCCAATGACGGCAAAGAGGTCGGCATAGGTCGTGCGAGAGACAGCCTGTCCGTAGCAGAGCAAATAACCGGACGGGGCGGCGCTGCCCGCGTATGGCATAACGATGCCAAGCGGCAGAAGGGAGAAGCCGTCCTGCTTGATGGCTCCGGTCGCGTTAATATCTGTCGCGCTGATATTCCCGGTTACGGCAATCCCAGTCGAAGAAATTTCCACGACTTCAGCCCCACCAACAACATCCGCAATGGTGTTGCTGGCCTTGCGGTACCGCCCCGTATCCTGATCAGCCGCAAAAGTCATCGAGGGCGCGCCGACAGAGCCGGCGGATGCCTTGAGGGGCCCAGTCATGCTGGTTTGTCCGTCCGCCGCAACCGAGTTGGTCATCTCGGATGCCACGTCGGACCAATTCTGATTGTGCGACGAAGCCGTGATCGTCGTTCCGGCAGTAAACGTGTTCGGCACCGAGTAGGTGCCGGAGCCGTTGCGAGACATTCAAAAGCCCTTTAGAATGAAAAAAGCCGCCCCGAAGGACGACTTTTCATGTGGAAGCTGTTGGTCGGATGACCGGATTTATTCAATTCGTGGCGATGCTCGCGCTCGGCGCGTTCGTCACGTTTCTCGTCAAGCGCTGGGAGACCTTCGTCGGCGATACCGATCTGGCCTTCCTCATCGGCTTTCCCGCCCTCTGCCTTATTGCGTGGATTTACGACCGGCGGCAGGCGAGGTTACGGAAATCCAATATGGCGATGACAGAACCCGACTGATCGCGCTGGCGTTCTCTCCGGTCCTCTGAGCGGACTCCAGCAGAGCGCGGGCAACGCGCTGCACGTCTGGGCCTTGCTGGGCAAGGATATTGCCAATCTCGTCTTTTGTCCGCGCGTTGCTTGCGCCGGAGATCGCCTTTGCGACCGCGTTCAAAGCCCTGAGGCCGACGCCGGTCAGCGTCACGTCATGCGGGACGTTGCCGCCCTCGCTGCCCCGCATGGAGGCCGCGGCCTCGACGCGCTGCGCGGTCTGCGAGTTCTGTACGATGTCCTGATAGCTCTGCCGAAAGCGGCGGTTGTCCATCAGTGCTTTCGCGACGTTCGCAACCGGCCCTTCGCCGAAGATCATCTTCAGCTTCTGGCTATTCCAGTCCTGTGGCGTTCCGATCTTGCGCTCGAGCGTGTTCAGGTCGTTGATGTTGGTGCCAACGAGGCGGTCCAGCTCGGCGCGCGTGCCTTCGCGCAGGCGAACCGGAGCGGCAGAAGGACCAATCATCTGGCCCTGCGGCAGGGCGCCCTGGGCGATTTCGTCCACGAGCTCCACCGGCCGCACGGCGGTCTTTCCGGTATCGAGCACCTGAGACCCGCGCTGCAAGGCAGTTGACTGCCGCGAAAGCTCGGCGATCTGAGCATCCACGGCCTTGATGCCGGGTACGGCCTGGGCCAGCCCGTCATCCACAGCCGCGCGGGCCTGCGTGAGAACGCGGATCGTATTCGGGTCAACCTCTCCGGCAATCATGCCGTCGATCGCCTGCCTCGTGTTGAGCAGGACAGCCGGTTCGCTCTGGTGCAACGCACCGCCAAGCATGTCACGGACTTGCCGCGCGGCTCGCTGCGCCGGCCCCCGCTCGACCTCCACAATCGCGTCCAATTGCTGGCCAAGCTGGCGCATGTCAGCCGGCCTGGCGTTCGCCAGGACCTGTTCATATTCCTGCCCGACCAGCGCACGCGAGCCGCTCAGGTTGGCCTCGACCCGCGAAGGGATCGGCGCTGGCCCCAGGTTCGTGTCCAGCGCCTCAGCGAGCCGCTGCCCGGTACGCGCGTCGCGCTCACGCAGCGCGTTCACAAGCGCCGTACGGCCCGTTCCCGTGCCCGTGCCGGCGCCCTGCCCGAGGCCGAGCATGGCTGGGCCGGCGTCCACCAGCATAGCATCCGGGCCCATCTCAGACAGTGCCCGCAGCCCGGCCTCGTCCGCCTGCGCGGCGCCCCGCAGCAGCGCCGAGGCGCCCCGGCTGGCGCCTTCCACACGCGGCCCAAGGAAAGCAGCACCGCTGCGGTATAGCGCCCCAGCGGTGCTGCCAGCCACGGGAAGCGCCCCACCAATCAGTGCGCCAGTGGTAGCGCCTTTCTTGGCGTTTTCGATGTAGTCGCCGATCCGGTCGGAATAGGTGCCCCCGGCCCCGTGCACGCCGCCATAGGCCGCGCCCTCCGCGCCGTAGCCAAGCACGCGGGGAAGCAGGCCGCTCCCAACGCGGCCGGCCAAGGTTACGCCGCTCTTGACCAGCCCCGCGCCGCTGGCAAGCCCGCCCGCGGCCTCAGCGACGGCGGCGGCGCCGGGGTTGGCTGCCCTGACCGCCTCGGTCTCGGCGCGCTGGGCCCGCACGCCAGCATCATAGGACGGCGCCCGGCCTGTCAGCGCGTCCATACCGCCGGCGAACCTGTCGGCCAGGCCGAACGTCATGCCGTTGGCGGCCATGCGTACGCCCTTGTCGAGCACGCCGCCGATACGGGACATCTGGTCGCCATAGGACATCGAAGCCTGCACCGGGGCGGCTGGCTCGGCACCCGTGGGCACGCCCATGGCGTCATAGGCTTGCGCTGGAGCGGCAGCGGCTGGTGCCGGCTGCTGGGCGGGCGCGGAGGCCCCGAGATGCTTCTGAAGCGCCGCGAGCGCACCTTGCGCGTCGGGGCCTTCGATCTCGTAGGCCTTGCCGTCCGGTGCGGTGATCTCGAAAACCGGCATCACTTCGCCTTGATGGTGTAGCCGTCGATGACAACCGGCTTTCCGGAAGCCGACGGCCTGAACTCGTCAAACGGTCCAAAACTCGGCAACACGTCCGCCTCATTCATACGATTACGCTGAGCAATACCGCGGTACATCGTGGCATCCTGATCGAACATGCCTTGATAGGCAGTGATGCGGCTGCGGGCCTCCTGCATGATCGCCATCCGAAGTTCAGGTGTCAGGCGCCCGCTCTCCGTCATCTGGCTCTTGATGGCCGCCTGAAGCTGCTGCGGCAGGGTTGCGATAGCCTGCGCCACGCTCATTTCGCTTTCGCGAACAACCGAGCCGGGGTCCATGATCTTGGCCATGCCGTAGATCATATTCACGTCAGCAGCGCGGGTGTCTCGACCCGCGGCCTCCAGCATGGATTTATAAACCGGGGCTGCTTGGGCTACGTTCTTGTAGCTCGGCAGTCCTTGGATTTCATTGCGGAGTTTGGATGTCTCTTCGGAAGACGCCGGGAGGGCTTCAGATGCCGCCCGCTTGGAAGCCGCTTCGCGCACCACTTTCGGATCAATACCGGGCGCGATCGGGATGGGTTTACCGTCAGGACCGGTAATAACGGGCTGGCCAGCCTGCGGACTGCCTGGAGTGGTCGTTTTGCTGCTCGGATCAATCCAGCCGTATTGCTCCTTGCCGAAGTCATCCTTGCCGATCACGCCCCATGTCGGCTTGCTGGCCGACATTCCCGGCACAACACTCGCATTGCCCTTGTTGTCGGTTTTAACGAGATTTTCGCCGACAACCTTGAAATCATATTCGTTCGGCTTCGCCTGCTGCAAAATCAGAGCTTGCGCCAAGTTCTGGCCCATCTTGCGCATCTGCGGATTATCGCTCTGAAGCATCTGGACGAGCCGCGCCTTGGCGTCTGCCATCTGCGTGTCGGTCGGAGTCGGCACGACAGGAGCAGCGGGCGCCGGGGTCGGTGCAGCCGCCGCGGGTGGCAGAGCAACCGGACCATTGGCTGCGATCTTGGGCTGTGCCGGTTTCTCATACAGGCCGGCCGCTTCCGCTTCCTTGTCGCCCCACACCTTCGCAGAAGGCATCACAGGGCCGCCAGGACGCTCGCCAGTGAGTGCGGCGGGGACGGCTCCTGCGCTGGGTGTCACCGACGTTACAGGCGCGGATGGCGTTACAGCGGGCCTCTGTGGCTGCGCAGACGGAGCGGCGGCGGGGGCACCACCACCCAGCGCCGCGATCAGTGCCGCATTGTTGCCCTCCTCGGTCTCCTTGTCCTTCTGGTCAGCGAGATACATCTGATAGCCGCCGAGCGCGGCCTGGCCCAGACGACCAAGGCCCTGCGCCCAATGCAGGATAGGCTCAGATGACATACCCTCGCGCATAAGCTGCTGCGCGATCTTGCGGCGGTAGTCTTCCTTAACCGGGATTGTTTCAATGAGTGCCATGTTCTACCACCCACCCGGCTTTTTAAAGCCGCCCTGACCCCAGCCGCCGAGCGCAGCACCGCCGAGGCTGAATAGCCCGCCCATCAGTGCGGCATTCTCGGCATTCTTCTGCTTCCACGGAATCAGGCTGTTTTCGTAAGCCTGCTGGGTAATTCCCGCCACGTCGGTATTTGCCACCGATGTCTGCGGCGTGGAGCCGAACGTCGGCTGATTGACCTGACCGCCGGACATGAGGGCAGTGATCTCGTTGATCGGCTGATTGCGCTCGGCCATCAATTCCGTCGCGGCCTGCGACCGCCCACCCAACAGCAGAGAATTATAGGCGTCATTCTCAGCCTGAGAATTCGCCCGCATGGCGCGATCCCAGGCTTCCGTGCCCGGCTGTACGCCCTGGTTATATAGCTTTGCCTCCAGCGCTGCCGATCGCTCTTGCAAAACCGGGTCAAGCCGCTTGCGACCCAACTCCATCAGCCGGCTTTCCGTCGCCTCGTTGTCGATCTTGAAGGGCGTGTCGAGAATGCCGGTCAGCTTTTTGGTCTGGTTGATGCCAAGCTGATTGGTGAGCTTGTCAAATTCCCACTGCTGCTCCTGCTTCGCCTGCTCCTGCGGCGAAAAGGTCGTGGTCATAGAGAATTTTGGCGTGCCGTCCGCCCACGTCCCCGTCTGAGTATAGGTCTGCGACCCATAGGGGTTGGTCTGATCGACCATGTTCAACTGCTGTTGAGTGGTCGAGGTCTTTACGTTGGAGGCGGCTTGCGCTTCAGCCGTTTTGACCGGATCTGGCGCAGGAGGCGGGGCAGGTGCTTTCATATCCAGCGGCACTCGTCTCGTAGCATCCGAAACACCACGGCATCATCATCCGGGAAGAAATGTTTCACGATGCATTCGTATTTGAAGCCATAACGGGGCGCGAGTTTGAGAACACGCTTGTTGCGCTTCTTCGTTCGCACCGTCAGGCGGCGGCATTGGCTCTTGTTGAAGACGTAGTTGGCCACATACTTGAGCACCGGCCGCGTGATCCCGCCAGGCTCGGCAACCACCGTCATTTCCATGTTGGCCTGGTTGAAGTCGTTGAACACGAAGGCCGCCAACGGCCTATTGTCATCGGACACGAACCCAAACGCGGTGCAGGGCGGCGCGATCTTGACTTGCAGCTTTTGCTCGATGAAGGCGACAATCGCATCGCTTTCGACCAGGCGCACTACAGGAACCCACCTGGCTCAAAGACCACATTGAAGCCGTTCAAGCGCATCACCACATCGCCGCTGACTGACGCCGACCATTCATCCTGCCCCCACAGGGCTGCGCCCCAAACCGCAAGACCCTCCCGGCCTGTTCTCGCCCTGAAATGAATGGCGGCGCATTGACCGACACCAGCAATGCTGGTCCAGTCCGCAACCGTACGGCCCTCCACGGCATAGACATCGGTGTCATAGACCGCCGCGTCGTACAGCGCTGATGGTATCTGCGAAGATGTTGGCGTGCCGAGCGAAGCGTTATCCCGAAAATCCGTCGAGATGCCGAGAGCGGGCCGCGCATCCGAATCCGTTGTGATCAACGGCTGAAGCAGCTTCCATTGCTTCAGCCGGCCGCGCATTTCATAGTAGTTATACGCCCCCTGCCCTACAGCATCGATCGGAGTATCCAGATCAAGACCGGTCGTATCGGCTTGATACACAAACCCGTTATTGCCTCCAAAATAAAGGTTGTCTTTGTAGACCGCCCAAGTGTTGGCGTTTTGCTCCGTGAACTTGCACCAGGCGCCAGTGATTGTGTTCATCACGTATTGCTGCTGGACCTGCCCCTCCTGGATTGGAACGTTCAGGATTGCCATTGTGCCCTTGGCATAGGGCGTCAATTCCCAGCCGAAATTTCCCTTGTAGGAGCGCGCCGCGTCATTCATGGCGCTGTTGATGTTGAGCGTAATCGTGACTTGGCTTTGCGCTGCCCGATCAAGCGATAGGCCCTTGGAGAGCGGCAGCACGCCATCCAGGTTCAAAAGCATTAGCTCGGCGCCGACCTTGTTAAAGCACCGATAGCCGATCGGCGGGCCAACGTCATAGACGCCGATCAGCTCCCACGTACTGGCGCTGGCTGGGTCGGTCCCGGCATAAACAACTGCTTGGCCTCGGGAAGAAACGAACACCGCGAGATCATCCGCGCCCGCGCCTCCATCCCGCGTCCACGTCGCCATCGCTACTAGGTAGCCGCCCTGAGTAAACAACCCACCGAGCTCAAATGTCGTGGCGGCGCCGGCAACCGCCCCCGTTGCAAGGTAAGCTGCCTTGGTCGAATCCTTCAGAACAAACCACAGCCGGTTCTTGTGGCCATTGACATTGATGATATCAGAAGCCGTAATTCCGGTAATGGCAGGCTGAGCCCACACTGATCCGTTATAGTGCCGGGGCGCGTCAGCCCCGTTGCAGGCCCACAAAAACTTACCGCCCGACGTGGTGAAATTGACGTATTGCCAACGGTTGTTCGCCAACCCGGTTTCCGTCGTGACCGTAGCATTACCAGACGCGCTAACGTCCCAGATCGAGCTACCGGTCACAGCGAACATTTTAGACGCCGCAACGGTCAACCCATTATAGACCATCAGCGTATCGACAACGCCCGAGCCCATCCCGCTTGCGTGGACTTGGAAGCCGCGGCGCACTCGAACATCCGTCGTGCTGGGGAACCAGTTCTCCAGCACCACCGCGCGGTCTTCCGGCATATCAGCAATCGGCGAGACGGCATCCCACCCGCCAACCGGCGCAGGAAGGCTCTTGCCTCGCGAGACTTGCTGCCGAGCAGGATTGGAGCGAGCGGGTTTACGCAGCATCAGGAGAAGATCAATGTCTCAGGCGTTTGCGGCGGATGCGGAACGCGGTCACGCTCGGAATTGTCGGTGTAAATCCGCATTCTCGCCCCGTCATCCATGATGGCTTTGGCGACCCGGATTTCATAACTGGTGAAGTCCTCGGCATAGTCGAGGCCCTTGGATTTCTTCCAGCGCCACTTCAGCCCGAGCGTCATCAGCTCTTCGTCCAGAACGCCCGTATCAAGATCCGCGGCCCAAGCCGATTGCCCCGTTCCGCCGGCCGACTGGCACCAGTTCTTGCTCAAATACTCATAGGCAACCGTTTCGGTCGAGGTCGGCGTCGGGGAGATGTAGAACAGCCCCCCGCGAATGCGGAACGCCGGGTTAACCATTGTCACAAGGCTGGATTGCGTCTCCTGCCACTGCTCCGGGGTCAAATCGCCATACATCCTACGCCGACGTGTCCGGTTGAACACCGTGTCCTTGATGATCGCATCAAACCCGCTCGGCAGGGCATAGGAAGCCGTGCCGTTGGAGGTTGAGAACGTGTGCTCGGTCTGCAGCGCCTGCCAGGTGTGGCGCTTCGCCAGATCCTTTCCCTCCTCCTGAGCCAGACCAAGCAACTGCAAGACCTGTACGTCCGTAGAGGCTACAACAGCGCTTGGTCGCGTCAGACCAAGCCGGTCAGACGCGTTCTGGACGATGGAGAGAAGTGTCATGCAGCTTCAGCCTTCGGGGGACGGCTGCGGCGCTTCGGTTCGTCCTGGTTCGCAATCATGTCAGTAAGCTGGTCGATCCGGGCCGTGAGGGCCGCAATCGTCTCATCGCGCGAAGCCAATTCAGCCGAGTATTTGTTGACATCCTTGCTATCGAGGAACTTCTTGGCCGCCTCGATAATCGAGCGCATGTTCGGGATCGGAATGCGCTGAATGTGCGTATCCGTGAGCACGGCGCAATCTTCGACGCTCCTGACACCATTGACCCTGAGGATTTCCGCTTGCTGCTGGGTCAGGTGGTTCCATGCCGCCAATGGCGTGCCGGTCTCTGGAAGATCCTGATTGTTCTTCCATGCCTCATAGCGAGGGCGGATGAACTCCCAGAGCGCCTTTGCGGCCTGCATTCCAGGATTGGCACCGGGGTTCTTGTGGACACTGCTAAGAATATCGATCCGTTCCACGCAATGCGTGCGGCCGGCCGAGCCGATGGGGCCAAATTCCACCATGTCTCGAGCTCTGGTTTGGCCTGGCTTCTTCGGGTCGTCTTCGTAGACGGTATAAAAGCGATGGATCAGGATCGGGAGTTTTTCCGACATTCAGGAGTTCTCCAGTTAAAAACGCTTGCCGCCCGGCAAGCCGTAGCGCCCGGCAATATTGACGGACATGAACAAGGGCGAGCCCGGAGCGATCGTAACCTTGATCCCACGGCCCTGCGCCAAACCAATCAGATAAGTGACGGACGGGCGCTCCTCGACGTATTCTCCGGAGCCCATCATGTGGATGCCCCACAACCCGATCTCGTCAACGCCCTCCATGATCGCCATCGCTAGTTGATAGGCGATGGTGTTTTCAAGGTAGGCAAACGGCAGAAATGCCGTGATTTCGTCAACCGGCAATTCAACTGGCTTATTGAACACATGGAAGCGCGACTTGTCGCAATAAACCGGGATGTCGGGATACTCCCTCCGATACATCTCGATCCAATCGGCGTCCTTAAGAACCTTGCTCTCGGACCAACGCTCTTCGGTATGAACATCGAACAGCCGTGTTACGCGCGGGCAGGAAATCCAGGGCATCCCCCAGATTTCCCACTCCATATCGCGCCACGGAGCAAGGCCAGACGTGCCGGCCTTGCCAATGATCGCGACCTTTCGCATCAGGTCGATTCGTCCGTGCAGAACGGGCGCGCAATCTCGACTTCCGCCAGATTGGTCGCCGTGTCCTCGGCCGATGCCCACTTCGCATTGTGGACCTTATCACCCGCCACAACCGCGTCATCGCAGCGGCCAGCCACGGTGTCGATGTAGACCTTGCCATTGTCAGCAACGTCCGCAGCGTACCCGATGGCCTTGCCCTGGATCTGATACCAGCCGTATTTCGTGCTGGCGTCACACGCGGACATTGCCACGGCAACCGGGCCGATCGCGTTGCCGACCAGAAGCGTGGTGGTGCCGTCGTCCATGTTGTACGTCACCCAGGAACCGACGATGGTCGAGGAGACGCCCTTCAGGTAGATGAACTCACCCTCGCCATAGGTCGGGTCTTTCGCCCGGACGATCTTGCCGAGCGGATGGTTCTGGGTGGTCTCGGCGTTGGCGATCGGCTGCGCGCCGGCCACGCCGTCAGTGATGATGTAAGCCATTATTCGCGCCTCCTTACGACACGTCGATGAGCTTGCCCTGCAGCGAACGGTTCGTGCAGACCATGTTGCCCATCCAGTAGATCGGAATCACGACGGCGTCCTGGTTCACCGGCACCTTGTCGTCGTCCTGGGTCCACTGCGCTTCCGAGTGCTGGACGACATAGAGGTACTTGGTGTTGAGGAAGTATCCGACCTCGGCAGTGGTGCTGAAGTTGGAGTTGGTGTCGTGGATGACATCCGCCGTCTTGTACTGGAGCTCCGAGAAGCCCAGCGACGCCTTGTCCGACTTCATGTAGCGCTGGTTGGACTGAAGCGAGGCTTCATAAACCGCGTACATATCGTTGGACATGACGATCAGGTCCGGCTTGTCGTTACCGCGAACGCAGCGGAGCCACAGCGTGTTCAGACTGGAGCCGATGGTCGTGGTCGCAAGGCCGGTGCCGGTGTTCTCGAAGAACTGATTGGCCCAGAACGGATAGGTCGAGGAGTTGATCCCGCCCACCGTGCCGGTGCCGTCCGAGGTCACGATCAAACCGAGACCACCGATCTGGTTGGTCAGGGCGCCGGAGCCGTAGAGGTCGATCGAGAAGTTATTCGCCGCAGTGTTCATCGCGTTCTTGACGCGGGCCTTGACCAGATCGATCATCTGCTCGGGGCCGTTGTTCATGCGAATTTCACGACCGGAGGCAGTGACGTGGATCGCTACCTGGGCCCAGTCGTATTTCGCGGCGGTGAACACGTCGGAGGCGGCAACGTCGAGCTGGTCGAAACCAGAGTAACGCTGATAGGTGCCGTTCTCGGCATATTCGAGGGGGAACACGATTTCATAGCCACCGGACTTGGTGACGATGTTGCCGTTGTCCTTGAGCTTGCGGAGCAAACCGTTGTGGTCGGTGACGTTGTCCACCAACTTACGGGCATGATTCCGCAGCGTCGTCGTCACCATTTCGGTGAACGTGCTGTTCGGAGAAGCCATTTCTGTTTAGTCCTTAATGTGTGCCGTAGTGTTTACGTGCGATCTCGCGCAAATCGTCATCGATCGTCCGGGGTCCGTTGGATGTTGCCGGCGATGATTTGACGTTGACGCCCGCGGCCTTCTTTGCGGCCTGGACACGCTTGGCCTCTTCTTCCTTCCGCTTCGCCTCTGCTTTCGTTGCCTCTTCGGCAAGGATAGCCTGTCGGATGGTTGGATCGGCGTAGACGGCCCGGTCGTATGCCTCCTGCATGGTTTCGGCAGCGCCTGACTGCATCAGGCCAGCCATTACCTTGCGGACGGCTTCGAAGTGCGGTTTGTCCTTTGCGAAATCAGCGATCTCGCGAGCCAGCGTTTCGTTCGCAGCGGCTTCCCGCTGGCGATCTTGCGCTGTGAGGTGGGATTTGACTCGTGCAAGCTCGGCCTTCAGCTCAGCGACTTCACGGTTGGCTGGTTCGGCATCCTGCGCTGTCTCACCCTGCAGATTGACCCCGTAGACCCTCGCAATTTCACGGATGGCAGATTCCGGGTTGGCTTCCAGCATCTCATTAACGGCCAGCATGCGGGCGATGCCGTCATGCGGTTGCAATCCGTTCTTCTGGAAGACGTGCGAAAACTGTTCGATGACTTTGCCGATGGGCTCGAAAGCCTTAACCTGCTGCCCCGCCCGAGTGATCGCGTCGTGCTGCTCCTTATCCCGCTGGGCGATATACGCCTGCGTGTCGGGTGGTAAGGAAGCCCACTTGGCTTTCTGCTCGGCAGTCCAAGAGAGCGGTGCGTCGATAGTAGGCTTTGCCTGTTCGACTACCGTCTCAGCGGTCTGGACTGCATTCTCTGTGACCGGCGGCGCCTCTGCTGCCTGCTCGGTCGGGTTCTTTGTCGCAAACCGCCCGTTGCTTTCGCGTTCGGGGTTGCGCTTATTCCATATGCCCAGAAGGCTGTCGTCTAGCGACGGCTCAACCTTCTCGGGGGTCTCAGTGATTGGAGCTTCAGTGGCGACAATGCTTTCACTCGCCGGCGGTGAGCCAGCGTCAGTGGCGAGTTCCATGAATGGTCCTTATTTCCTGATACGAATCTTGTGCTTTTCGCGCGCCTCTTCCGTGAGAAGATGCGTCATGCCGTACTTCGCGGCATATTTCGGATTGCTGATGCCCTTGGGCTTGTTGCCAATCGGCTCATAGGGGACGCAGCCATTGCGGGCCAGGTCCTCTCTCCGCTCAGATCGGCTGGTGATCATCCGGCCATCAATCGGAGATTTGTAAGGCTCGATATCGGATCGAACCATCGGCATGACGACTTCGTTACGCTCGGGGAGCGGCATCGGCTCGTTGGTCGAGGGGTCAACGAACTGGCCGCCGCGGAAGACGTAGCGGGTCAAGCGCGAGCTCCGTTTTTCGGTTTGGCCTGCTTCGCCATCCTGGCCTTGTGCTCGGCCGCTTCCATGCCGAGCTGGTGCTTGTGTTCCATGCCCTCAGCCTGCAAAGCAGCGGTGCGTTCGTCCAGCACGGCTTTGTGCTCCAGCGCCTGGGCCTGAACGGCCGCCTTCTGCTGCTGCATCTCAGCGTCAATCTGCATCTTCTGCTGATGCGCCTGCATCTCCAGCGCCATTTCCTGACGCTTCATCTCCATCTCCTCGCGCTTGAGCTGGAGCTTTTCCTTCTCAATCTGGAGGCCGAGTTGCATCTTCTCGATCTCCATTTTGTGCTTTTCTTGCGCCATCTGCATGTCAGCCGCTTGCTTTTGCTTCTCGGCCTCCATCTTCTGCTGCTCTGGCGAGGGCGGCGGCGGCTCGTTAGCCGACTTCTGCGCCTGCTCGGTCGCGGCCTCGATCGCGTCTTCAGCCTGCCGCCCAAGCTTGAACTGCCGGGCAAATGCGCCGTAAATCTCCATCACAACCGGCTTCATCGAGGCATCCGCCATGATGATCGGCCCCATTGCCTGGCCGAATTGCGCCGTACCCTGCAGGAACAGGTTCATGGTCTGCTGGTTGCGCGTCAGATCATTGCGGATCGTTGAATCGCTCTCGATGTCGATCCGGTAATTGCGCGAAATATCGTCCTGAAGAAGCTGCATGACTTCTTCCTGGCTCGGCTGGCTCAGAATTTCCTGCGCCTGCTCCGCCTGCTGGGCGATCTGGGGCGGGATCTGCTGCCCCACCTGCTGAGCCTGCTGGACCTGGGCCATAAGGGCTTGAACGGCCTGCTTCTGCTGCTGGGTCGGCAGATCAATGCCGGTCATTCTGGCAAGCAATGGCCAGCCAAACTTGGACGCGATAATCTCAGCCTTGATCTCGAATAGCTCTCGAGCAAACCGGGCAACCTCACTCTGCCGGCGCTGAATACGCAACGAACCCCACTGCGCCTTAAGCTGCTGGGCGCCCAAGGTCTCACCCGGATCAGTCGCACCGCGGAGAATGTCGGCAATGCCAGTGACCTCGTAGATGGTCTGCTTGATGACCTCGCGCTGCTCGTACAGCGTCTGGATGGCCTTCGTGGTGGGATCAAGCGGATACCAGGCAATGACCTTCTCGAGCCCGCCAGCCTGCATGAATGCCATGACATCGGTGGCCGGAACCAGCTCGCCGTCTTCGGCCTCTGCCGCGGCCTTGATGTCCAGTACATTGCCGCCGTACAGGCCACGTGGGCGCAGTGTCTTGACCAGCTTGGTAATGCGCCTGGAGACAACGTTCAGTTCGTCCACCAGCGATTCATAGATCCGCAGAGGGGTGACAGGAACGAGACTGGCCGTCTGCTCGATCGCCTGCAGTGGCTTCGGCGTGCAAAAGAACTTGCTTAGCTGAAGCGGGTCGTCCTCGGCCTTCAGGACCGCATCATGGTAATCTTGGCAGATGAACAGGACTTTCTTGCTGTCCTTGTCCCAGATTTCCCAGACCATGCCGCGCTTAAAAACGTCGGCCTTCGGGTCTTTCTCCTTGCGGTCCGTTGAACCATCGGAGGAATAGTTCAGCGGAATATCTTCGATGTTGATGCCTGAGCCTTCGATAAGCTTGGCAATTTCGTCCTTGGAAAGGTAGTGGCGGAACGCTTCCCACGGCACTTCCTCCCGGAACCTGCCAGGCCCACGCCTGTAGTCTCGCCAAGGAACGTGCTCGCACACGACCTCGGCATATGACATTGTTTCCGTCTCGCCCTCGCCCGCGAAATAAGGCTTGAAGCGAACACGAGCGACGCCGCGATCGGCAATCTCGGAGTCCTTGATGACGCAATGCATCGTGCCATCAAAGTCGTAGGTATCGACGGCAAAGCTCAGCGAGCGCTCGATGATGTCGGAGACAACTTTCCCTATCGGGTCCTTGTCCGCAAACCGCCGCCTTACATCCGGGATCGGCGTTGAATTGTAGAGCGCAGGAACAATGGTCTCGATGTTGGCGTGGAAGATGTTGAATTCGCGATTACGAGAGCCGTCCTTGGACTGGTAGACCTGCTCAGCCTTCTCCGCGTCTTCCCGCCATTGCTTCTCGTCAGACCCGGAGCGCTCGATCTGGTCCAGCCAGAGCTTAACGAAATCCCTCTGGTCCTTTACCGCTTCCGACTTGCTCTCATAGGTCGCGGTGTTCTGGTTGTCCATTAGGTGGCGTCAATCACTGCGATCTTGAGGTTCGATCCGCGCGTCACGTAGAAATACACCTCTTGGTCAGCAGCCAGGCGTCGCGACGTGGTGGCGCTCGCGGTGGGGTTCGTGCCAACCTTGAAACGCACAGTGCTCGTGGTCTGCACCAGAACAACGCTTGTTGATGCGTTGAGCGCCGCCGACTGCTGAGATGACGCAGACGTGGTGATGGCAGATTGCTCAGTAATGGCCGGCTCGTAGGCAACCTGGATGGGTGTTCCACCCTGGACGCCGTGCCCGGCATATTCGATGATTGTAAACGTTCCCATTAGTCCAATCTCTTCTTTCGCATCTTGGCTTGCACCAGCTCCATCACGGACATATTCGCCATTACCCGCCCGTCAGGCTTGACCTCGTAGATCAATTGGTCGGGCTTCTTCTCGGTGGCCTTCATCGGCTGATAGGGTCGCGACATACAGGCATAGCGCCACTCGTCCGCCGCGTGGTCCTCGCCGTCGGTATCAAGGTCTTCAGGTTTGTCCGGATCGTGCTGCAGAACCGGAATGGTCCGGATCGAGTCCGCACACGTCGAGAACGTGTAGATCATCGGGCGGCCTTCTTCGCCCTTCATTCGCGCCCGCATCTGGTCCCAGCCGCCCAAGGCCCCGAGTTGTGCAACGCGCTTGTTATCGGCTCTGCGGAATTGAACGCCCTCTTTAGCCATCCGCTCGGCAATCGATGGGCCGCCGTCAACAGCGAAGGCAGCGGGGTCTAGAACGCTATAGGCGATCTTTTCGCCGGGCTGTTCCTTGGAGAGGATGCCTTGGGCGACCTCTTCAGCGGTCAGCTTCAGGCCCTCGTTTGGCCCCTTGCGCCCGTACCATTCGCGGTACCTGACGAGGCTGCCGCGCGGTAGAGGAGAAACAGCGTCCGCTGGTTGGTAGTCATCTTCGACCACGGCCCACCATCCGACACTGAAGGGACGCGCACTTCCCCAGTCCGCGGATCGAAAACGCAACCACTGGGCAGGAATTTCGAAAGGTCGGATGACATGCTTGCCCGTATCCCATACATCGAAGAACGCGCCGTCAATGACCGACCAATCGCCTTCCAGCCAGGCCCTGACAAGCTGCTCAGAACCCGACGCCTTGAGCTGCTGCACATAGCTCTCGCCCAAAAACTTGTTGTCGGCCACCCGGCTCGGGATATAAACCCGCTCCAGCCCGCTCACTGCATCCGTGATGACCCGAAATCCGAGTGGAGCTGGATCAATGTACCGAGCTTTAACCCATTGATGTCCTGGACCACCAGGATTGCCGGTAGCCCTGAATCCCACAGGAACGCCAGCACCGCTTCGCAATGTCGCCATGAGCTTGAGGATCGGCTTGGCGCTGGGGAAGTTGCCGATCTCCTCAACGTAAACCCTCGTATAGCTGTGGCCCTGATAGGCCTCAGCGTCCGCATCCCGCTCGAGATAAGCGAACCGCAACCGAGCTCCATCCGGGGCCCGCCACATTTTCTCCTGCTCGTGGAACGTCCAGCCCAATGGCGTGTAGATCGCCTTGGACCGCTCTATCGTCTCGATCAGCTCTGTCCGCTGCCGGCGGATCATCAGGCCGATAGCATTCGCCCCGTAGGCGTCAGCATGCTCCAGGAAGTCGCCCAGAACGCCGTCAGTCTTGCCCCCGCCGCGAGCCCCACCAAAGAACACCTCGAACACAGGGCACGATATCAGAGCGGTCTGCGGCCCCTCCTGGGCCTGCCAAACAACTATTGGATCGTCGGCGCGTGCTGCTGCTGCCATTGGTCAGTCGTGGCGGCCTTGCCCGGCAAGCGCGCCACATAGCGATGGACCACCTCGGTCTTGTTTTCAGCCGACGAAAGATCCGGCGTTGTCTTCTTGAGAAGGATTTCAGCCGCCCTAACCTGCGTTGGGGTCATTTCGACCAAACCAAGCGCATGATTTTGCAAGCGATTGATAAGCTGACTGGTTTGGATTTTCTCTTTGGTTCTCTCGTCGTGGAGAACCTTGCGGGTACGCGCTGCCATGGCTCAGATCCTGACCTTGACGAACTTGGCCCACTCAAAGCCGGTGCCTTGGTACGGCCAGTTTGGATGCGCGAGGGACTTGAGGCTCGGCGTATAAGGCGGCAACGGCTGCCGGCCATCCAGCGGCACGCTGGTCCCGATCCTTCCATCCCCTTGGAACGGCGCGCCAGTTAAGCGGCCGGCATGGGTGCTCCCCATCTGGTCCATCAGCGGCGACCCAATCCCGAACATGCCGCCACTCAGCGCATCATAGGCGCTCTGCTCTACCTTCGGGTTCTTCGCCTCGAACTCTGCTTTCTGGTCTTGGCGGTTGAGGCGCCTTGCGATCGATTTGTAATCGTGGACTGCGTTGGTCATGCCTGTAACATTTCGTGATAATAGGACGTATTGCCCTATAGGCTGTTTTGCCCTATATTGAGTTCATCAACAACGGAGCACGGCAATGGCCAAGTTCGCAACCGCCGCAGAAGCCCAGAAGGTCGGAGCTGCCATGTTCGCCGCCGGCAAGATCCAGGGTTTCTGCGAGAAACCCGGAAAGTTCGGGCTGCGGGTGTTAATCGCAGGCCGCTGGTTCAATCTTCTGGCTTCCGAACTCGTCTAATCGAAGAATACGGACAACGATAGACTTTATTCGCATTTTACGGACAAGCGCGAGGCACTCATGATCGGAAACTGCGACGCATGCGACCGCCAGAATGTCCCTGTTAGTCACGGGCATTCATCAAGCGGAGAAACCACCCAGTGCTTCATCTGCCGAGGCGAAGACGATCCGGACCCCTATGGAGAGATTACGGAGATGACGGAAGGCGGCCAGTGTCCTTACTGCGGGGGGCCGACCATCAACGTCGCCTTCGAATACATTACCTGCGGCGCAGCTTGGAACCAAGAGTGTCTGGGCCACCGGGTTCGCACTTATGTAAAAGCAACCAAGTTTTACGGCGCTCAATGCTCGTCTTACCCGAATTGCAACGGCGGGTGCGGCTGCGGCTGCACCCGCGACATGAGCCACAGGGTCAATCAACAATGACGCCCAAACAATACGCCGCCGCCATAGAGGCCCTAGGATTGTCACAGCGGGCCGCTGGCGCGTTTCTTGGAGTTGACGAGCGCACTAGCCGCCGTTGGGTCTTGGGCGAGTCAGCGATCCCCGAAAGCGTTTCTAAGCTACTCCGGCTAATGGTCCGGCTAAAACTCAAGCCGGAGGACGTTTAGGCGCCCCTCCACTCGCACGCGATGCACGCCAGAGCCAACAGGCCAGCAACGATCACGGCCCCGTGCTCAATGTGCCTGACCATCAAGTCGATCTCCTCGAAGGCCGGGCTGATGCCGAAGTTCATGCGGGGTCCTGATCGGGAGCGTGATAGAAATCCGGCCACACCTGAGGCAGCTCGCACGGAGCCGTGTCGTAGGGGTTAGCTTCACGACCAATCGCCCTGATCTCGTCGGTAATGCCCTTCATGTCATCAATGCCGCCGCCCTTCGTGTACTGGCGCGACTTGGTGACAAAGTCCGGAAACAACAGATCGCCCATGTACGGACTCCTGAATGGGTTTCGGGCGGTCAACTCGCCAGGGGGAGACGCGCTGCGCTCCTAAAGGGCGCTGAGCAGGGGATGCCGCGTCGTGTGCTGAGGACCGCCCGAACGAAAAACCCGCCAACGGATTTCTCCGGGCGGGTTACAATTCTTGCGATGCTAGTAATCTGCACTGATTTGCACCGCGCGCCTATCCGTTTGAACACGGATTACCTGCGCGTAGCCATAGATCACTGCAATCTGGTCAAGCGCCCCGCGGAATCTCTCGCCGAAGAACTCCTCCCACTTGCGCCCCTGAAGCCCTCGCCTCGCCGCCACCTCAGAACGGGTCATGCCGCCAATTAGGACGTCATGCAGAAGGGCTGAGAGATCTGGCCCCAAGGCACGGTAAATCTCGCCAAGCTTACGGGCAGCCCGCTGCTGCGATTCTGTGATGGGTTCTGGTGTGACCCCGCCATCAACAGCCTCTTTCGACGGGTCGATAGCTCTGGGTCCGCGCTCCGCCGCCTCGAAGTCCCGCTGGAAGTCACGGCCGGCATCGTGCTGGGCCTTGTCAATCTGGCCACGCGAATGCAAACCGGCCAACGGATCATTCCGCAGCGATCGCATCACCACGATCTTCTCACCGTGCTCATACGGATCATCAACCTCGATCGGAGCAACCAGCGCATTGCGGAGAAGATCCGTAGCCATTCGATCGTGGACCTTGGCTGGATTGTATGGCTGCCGGCGCCTAGTTCGAGCCATTCTGCGCCCCCATCATCCGGTACAGAAGCCCAACCTTATTCTTCACGCCGTAGATCTGGAAAGCGTGGTGCATGTGGTCCTCGACCGTCCGGTAGCTGATGCCAAGCCGGCGGCCGATTTCCTTGTGCGTGAGGCCCTGGACTGCGAGCTCGCAGACCTCTTTCTGTCGTGGCGTAAGTGATGCTGTGGTCATGATGCCCCCAATGGTTCGATGCCGTATTTCCTGAGAATTTCCGGCGGCGCCTGGCAAGCCGGAGACTCCGGGTCTGGGCCTACATCACGCGTCCAGACCTTGGTACGCTTGTAGAACGCAAGCACATTGTCCCAATCGATCGGCTTTTGCTCGCTGGTGAACGTCTCCACGGCCGCGTGAACAAAATCCTCTGCATTCAACCATCTTGCCGGCATTGGAACATACTCCGTTCCGACCCGTTTCAACTTCCGCATCTCCTCGGCGTGGCGCCTAACTGCGGTTAGAATGGCCTGAGGCGATACGCCGGTTTTAATGAGGGCCGTGTATTTCCGCTCGGCCGCCTTCCATCCGTAGTTTCCGGTGCGCTTGGGGTATTCTTTTTTGAAGTTTTCAAAATCTTCGCTCGAAGGCGAAGCCGCACGAGAATTCTTCTTTGCCTCTGTCTTAACTTGTGCCTCTCTCTCTGGCGGCACCTCTTGCTCGCACTCCGCTAGCGCCACGCTAGCGTCATCATCAGATGAGAAAAAGCCCTTTTCAAGCAATGGCCTAAGGGCGTCCTTTAGCTCCGCCGCCGACATTCGCAGCCGCCACGCGATATCTTCCAAATCAGCCATGATCGTGCCGTTGTCATACTCTGCTGCAATGAGCCAAAGCATCGGCGCTAGCGCCCTGCTAGCAATAGGCAGGCGTTGGAAGTCTGCATTGTCTAGCAACGGACGATGCAATTTTATCCACGGTGGTCGCCGTTCTTTGTAGTGTTGGAACGAATTCCACTCTTTCGGTGTTAGCTTCATGCTTGCACCGTAAAAGCATCGAGGAATTCTGTGATCTCCACCAAAGAATCCACCCAGACCCATTCAGATCCGGGCGGCGCTTTGAAGAATCTGAGGGCGACTTGCTCGATATAGAAACAATCTGACCTCGTGCCAAAATATGCTGCCACGATGGACAGTTTGCGTCTGTTGCCGCCCTGGAGAGCACTGAGGCGCCTCGCCGGATGGGTGGCTATGCCAATTTTGAAATGGCTCTCGCCAGCCTCTTGGAGTACGTACAGATAGCAAGAATGCCGCTGAGGCTCCTGTTGTGTCGGCAATTCTGCGACGTCGATCCTATAGATCTCCGCCATCACTCAATCCCCAGCTCGCCGCTATATAGATCAATCAGCGCCTCTCGATTGCGGCGCTTCTCTGCGTCCTCGCGTTGGGCGCGGATGATGGCGCGCAGTGCCGGCAGGTCATAACCGGATGACTTCGCCTCTGCGAAAACGTCGCGGATGTCGCTCGACACCTCATCGCGATCGTCCATCAGCTTATTGATGCGCTCAACGAGCGATTTAAGCTGGCTGTTGTGTCCCGCTTCCATGTGATGCATTCCCCTGCTCTGTTTCAGATGACGCAGACGCAACAGATACTGGATGAAGGCTCAACATTGCCCCATGCTCACACTCACCCCACGACCAAGAGCCGCCCTCCGCAAGCTTGTCGTTCGCAATCAGGCCGAACTTCTGGGCGCAGTCGAGCGGGTACTTCCCTCTGTTATCACCATCGGCCAGAGGATGACGCAGGGCGCGGTTTAGCGTCAGATGGTACGTGAACGGCCCCTCGATCTTCTGGCCGATCAGCGCCCGTTTCTGGGTCAGGAAAAGCGCATTCGCCTCGCGGACGAACGTTTGCTTCTCCTTGCTCGGGTAATATCCCTTGCGGCCATAGTTATTGGCGCCGTTGACGCTCGGAGGCCAAGGAAGGTGCAGAATGATCATGCCGCGCGGATCTCCCGGCGCAACTGCTTCAGCATCTCAACCTGAAGCAGATCCTCGAGCTCCGAGCGGCGCTGCGAGTACGGCTTCTCGGCCGCCACCAAGGACCGCAGGTGCGCGATCCTATGCTTGGCCGGAAGCCGCTTGAGCCGTGCGATCAGGATATGGAGCGGGGTCATTCGAATAACCCCCGCAAACCGTCAATCGTCCGCTTCAGCTCAGGCTCGCTCTCCATCCTTGCCGTGATCTTTTCGACGGCATGAATGATCGTGGAATGGTCCCTGCCGCCGAAATAGCGACCGATCACCGGATAGGACAGCTCGGTCATTTCCTTGGCGAGATACAGCGCAACGTGCCGCGGTAGGATCAAATTCTTCGTGCGGCGCGCCGACACCATGTCCATCACTGAGATGTCGAAGTGATTGGCAACGACGTTCTGGATGTTCTTGACCGTCGGCAAGATACGGTTGGTGGCCGTGACCAGATCCCAGCACCAGAAGTTCTGATAGAAGAATTCGACCGGAGGGATGATGAGCTTTCGTTCCGGCCTGATGGGAACGATCTGCGCCTCGGTCAGTTTTGACACGACGCTGTTCGTCGGAATCGCGCCAAGACGCGCCAGCCGAGCCCTGCGCTCGGCATGCATTTGCTGTGCTAGTGACATCCCTACCCACTCCTATGCTACGCCGGGCGCCTGTGATGCAGGCCCGGCTACTTCACTTCCTACGGATCTTTGCCCAGATACGGGCCCACCACAGCCTTAGCCGCGCGAACAGCATTGCTGTCAGCCCCGGCAATTTCCTCGGTTCTTGCGATTTCATTTTCCAGCTTTCGCAGTTGTCTTTCGCACTCTGCGCGATAAGCCGCCCTTAGGCCCTCGTAGACCGAGATGCTCATTATCCTCAGTCGCTCCCGGCGATAACGAAGCGACCAAAGGAAGCCGTAATCGATGTTGTACTCGCGTGCGATCGACCGCATGGCGTTCTCCGTGTCACCAGGACCACGAGACTTCATGCGCGTGAGGTCCTTCGACCACATCGCGGCCTGATCCAAATACGCGGCGTCAGACATTCGCAGACCCTTTTTGCACACTTGCAAAACCCTTCATGGCTAATTCGGTTTCACCATGAAGGAACACGATAACGACAACGACGAACTCAGTTTTATTACGCTCGGCGCGGCAACGCTGAACGTGGTCAGATACCTAGTAGATGACTCCCAGGAACATCAGGACGAGGCTCAGCGGCAAACTGAGCGCGACCATACCGAGGAAGAGAAGAACAACGATCGACGCGAGTACATCGATCACCGTTTGCGCGAGCTGGCCGAGTTTGAGCGGCGCTACAACGCTGGAATAAAAGGACGCCGTTGAAGGCGCCAAGTCAGCCGACCCAGGGAGGAGAATGGTCGGCGAAGAAGAGGTTTTGACGTGCGGATTGTATTGCGTTCCCGCGTCGAGAGAGCCGCCGGGCATGTCCAGATGACCCCCGCCCCCGAGTGCCCGGCGGCTGCTCAAATTGTCTTCGATTTTCTGGAGACCGCACGTCATGCCGCACGCTCTCCGGTTGCAAACCTTGTTCCGTACTGGAACAACTTCCCGTAGTAACGCGGTGCAGAATCGAATTTAGATGACGCTAAGAATTCAATGTGTTCCAGTATTTCCCGCGCACATTTCGCGCCAACGCGGGCGGGGAGTACATTCGAATGGATACGCTGGAATTTCCGGTAGAGGCACCAGACACGTTTGGCTTGCCGGAATACAAGGTCACCGAGATGCGCGCCGAAATCGACGCGAACGGACACGATGTCCGGATGGTCTTCGGCACCAAGAGGTTCCAGCAATTGAACTGGCTCTATACCGTCGTCTGCTCGCCCGACGACTTGATGCGCCTGTCCCGCCAATGCGAAGCCCTCGCCATCGAGGCGATGCAGCTTTCCAAGGCTATGGAGCGGCGCTGGACGGGTCACTGAGCCACCTCACGCTGCCTGCTTTTTTCAGCATCGAGGCGAGCCAACAGGTCGAGGGTAACGCCCTCGACCCCGAGCCGCTTGGCCGCATCAACCGTTGCCGCCCAGCGAGTGGACGGAATGGAATTGCGCGCCTTCATCGTGCGAGCGTGGCTTTCTTCCACGCCTATCGCCCGAGCAAACTGACCGTCAAAGGCGTCAATGATTGCGGAAAACGAATTCATATCAGATCGCTACAACAAGTAGCGACCGGTGTCAATACGGCACGTAGCGATTTTATCGCTACAGTGCGTAGCCATGACTGACGACGACAAGATTCGATTGGCACAGGGTTCCCGCCTACGGACGGTTCGTTTGGCGGCTGGGTTCCCGTCCGCCAGAAGCGCTGCGTTGGCTGCGGGGTGGCCTGAGAGCACGTATAGAGCTCATGAGAGCGGAACCCGGACTATATCGCCGAGAGACGCCGCCAGGTACGTCACATGGTTTCGGCACGCTGGAGCCAAGGACGGGAAGTTTACGGGCCGCTGGGTCATCTACGGCGACGAAGACGAGCTTAGCGAAGTCAGCCTTGACGATCTAATCAGGGGCGAAAACCCGGCCTTTAAGAGGAAAGTCCTAGAGGCAATCCTTAATCTCAAGAAGCGATAGTTCGGCGGGGAGTAGACGCAGGCCGAAAAATATTATCTCGGATCGCTACATTACGTGTTGACGCGTATCGCTACATCGTGTAGCGTGAACCCTATCAGCAAGGGGTTCGGCCATGAACAAGCATCTTCCGCCGGAGAACGTCCAGGAAGTCTCCATCACCTTCCCGCAGGTTTTTCCGCGCCCTGTCGAGCAGTTCTTCATCCTCCGCGGTCGCCACGAGCCCTACATCTCCGGCGATCTGGTTGACCGCGCCACGGTGATCGTGGACGTCGCCGAAGACGTCGAGAACCTTCGTCAGGTCATCGCGATCGACCTTTTCAACGGCACCTGCCGCGACGCTACTGACGATATCACGTCGGTCGTGATCTCTCGCTGGGCAGAAGACGACAAGGCCCTGACTGAAAAGCAGCGAGCGTTCGTTGCGATGTGCAAGGGCGAAGAGTTCGCCAATGCCTTCCGCGTGGAGGCAGCATGACCCGCAAGGAAATCATCGAGAACAGCCTTTGCCTCATCGGCTTCGGCCTCTGCACCTTCGCAATGTTCGCATGGGGGATGCAATGAGCTTCGAAACAATAGAAGAGCAGCTACGCCGCGTAATGGAGGACGATATGCCCGGAGAGCCGCAGACGCCGAAGGAACAGGCGCAATACAAGGTCGAGATGGCCGCGCGTGATGCGTGGCTGGCAACGGCCGAGCTGGTCAAGCTTCGCGCTGATGCCATCGCCTCCGACTGCTTCACGCCGAAGATCGAGGCTGACCTATGGTCGATCAAGAGCCGGGTTGACCTGCTCATTTCCGAGCTGCGGGCGATGGATACCGAGGCTTCGAATGTGATGGTGTTCCGCCGATGAGCCGCATCCCAAAAGAAATCCAGGACTTCATGGAGAAGTACGACGTTCGCTCCGATGAAGTCTGGCCTGTCCCCGGTGGCAAGGCATACGCCGTCAAGCACAAGGCGCTCGAGCGCATCGCGGTGGCCCAGAAGATCAGCTTTGAGCGGCCGGCAATCATCGGCTGCGACCTGGCCGAGAAGTCCATGGTCGTCTGCGTGTTCGGCACGATGGGCGACAAGACCGAGTGGACGTTCGGCGAGGCCAGCCCGGCCAACAACAAGAACCAGTATTTCGCGGCGATGACCGAGAAGCGCGCGAAGGATCGCGTGATCCTGAAGTTGCTAGCGGCGCACGGCGACCTCTACTCAGAGGACGAAGCCGAGGACTTCAAGCGGCCGAACCCGCATGTGACGCGGCCCGAGGACGTCTTCCCCCCGATCGAGCGGGACGAGCGCGGCCATCCCGTGGACAACATCCAGTACGTGGAGCCCGGCAAGAAACTCACCGTCGCCGAGCAGCGCCCGGTCTTCGCCGCACTCCAGAAGGAGTTGCAGGCGACCGACAGCATCAAGGCGCTGCGGGCCTACGGCGAGAGCAAGGCTTTTCTGGATCGCTTCGCACAACTCAAGCCGGACTGGCAGGAGTTTTTGCGCGGCGTCTACGACGAACACAAACAGGCACTTCGCCAGCTTGAAATTGGCGACGACATGAGGATGGCTGGCTAATGGCTTACGAGCAACGCGACAATAGCGGATCGATCTTCGTCAACGACCGGAAGGAGAAGGATACCCATCCCGACCGAACCGGCACGGCGATGATTGACGGCGTGATGTACTACGTCTCCGGCTGGATTAAGCAGGGCAACAAGGGGCCATTCCTGTCCCTCGCCTTCAAGCGCAAGGACGACCAGCCGCAGCAACAGTCCCTCGGCAGCAAAGGCCGATCGGCGCCGGCAAGGCCCGATCCGATCTCGACCGGCCGCGGCCGTAACGAAGATTTGGACGACTCCATCCCCTTCGCTCCGGAATTTCGCTGATGTCTAACCGCTCCTTCATCACAGACGAAGAGATCGACAAGGCGCTGGACTATCTCCGCGACAACGCGAGGGATGCAGCCCAGGCCAAGGCGAACCGCGTCTATGTCGAAGAGTACCGCAAGGTGCTCAAGGCCCAGTTGATGAAGGAGCACGGTTCACTGTCCGCAGTCCTCCAGGAGCGCGAGGCCTATTCAGACCCGCGCTATGTCCAGCATCTGGAGGCGATCAAAGAGGCCGTCATGGAAGACGAGGGCCACAGGTTCTTGCGCGGAGCCGCGGAGGCAAAGATCGAGGCCTGGAGGACGCAGAGCAGCAACACGAGGGCGCGCGTATGAGATTCCGCCAGCCCCGCATCCACGACGCCGCCCATCTCGAGTTCATCCGTCAATTGCCCTGCGTCTCCTGCGGCAATGACATCGAAACCCAGGCGGCGCATCTGCGCTCGGAAAATCGCATGTACGGCAAGACGACCAGCGGAATGCAGATGAAGCCGGACGATCGGTGGACGTTGCCGCTGTGCGGGCGCTGCCATGACGTGCAGCACAAGGGCAACGAGAAGAACTTTTGGGCGAACCTTGGTGTCAACCCTTGGGTTCTCGCGCTCAGCCTTCACGCCGCGAGTGGAGATCACGAGCTCGCACAGGAAGTCATTCGGGAGCAAGTCCGCCGATGAACACTCCGATCCTCTGGCCAATCTTCCTTCTCGCCCTGCTCATCGTCAGCATCATCGGCGTGTTCATGACGGGAGACGCGCGCTGGCTCGTGCTGGCTGTGGTGCCGTGCATCGTGTTTGCGCGGTGGATGCGAATTTAGCCTGAAGCATCTCAGGAGCGTGCTTCTAAGTGATTCAACAAGAAGGGGAATTGAGATGAAGTCATATCGTTTGCAGGAGCCAAAGATGCCGCTGTTCTTCAAGCTTTGGTTCGCGTTCGTGGCGTTGCTGGCCGTCAGTATGTTCGCAGCCATTGGCTACGTCCTGGTGTCCATCGTTCAGATGGGGCCTGAAGGTATTGGCCGCGCCGTGGGCTCCGTGATCAGCAGTGCCGAGAAGGGTTTTGAGCAAGGCCGCAAATAGCCCTTCACACCCAGCAGATATACGAAAACCAAAGGAGATCTATATGTCTGACGAAGCCGCCAATCCCGTTCTTCTCGCCATCGACAAGGCCGTAGAGGAGAAGACGTTCTCTCTAGACGCCCTGAAGGCAATTCAGGCCATCAAGGAGCAGGCTGAAAAGCTCGGCAAGGACCTGAAATACGCTCAATCCAATCTTGAGCGTTCGAAGATCGACACCGAACGCGAGCGCAGCGCCAAGGACCGCGCCGAAAAGACGGTGCAGGAATGGGAGAAGCGCGAGTCTGACCTGAAGGCGCGAGAGACCAAGGTGACGGAGCTGGAGAAGCAGGCCGCCGTTGCCATGGCGGTGTCGGCTGCGCAGCTCAACATGTTCGGCATGGTGTTCGCGAACCGAACGCTACGCGAGAACATCATGGAGACCGCGTCGAAGCCCGTGCCCAACAATACCCCGGGCATGTATCCGACCATGATGTCCGAAAGTACGAACCGGACAATCGATCGCACCGAGACTTAGCCATTCGCACATGGACGCGGTGATAACCCATGCCGATCACACTTGACGATGACGATTGCTATAAGCTGTTCCTGATCGTTGATAATCGGGCGCGGCAAGTTCGTGGGGCCGACGCGATGGTGAACGAGTTGCGCGAGAAGTTGCTGCCGTTCTATCGCGACTGGCACGCCGCCAACCCACACAAGGTTCACCCGACCGCTTACCGCTTCGCACAGGGGGGATAGGCGATGTTCCAAGGATTGATGGCGCCAGTCGGGCTGATCCTGTTGGCAATCGGCGCTGTGGTCAGCATCCCGCTCCTGGTCGGCTTCATTAAGATCATCACCGAGATAGGAAAGGCAATGGGGCTATGAGCAAGGATGATTTGGTGAAGATGCTGGACATTCATGTGGATGGTGTCCGCCATTACCTGCACCTTCAGATCGGCAAGCCGATGTCGAAGGACTTGATCAGTGCGCCGGAAATCGCGCTAGACAACCTTCACCGCGAGGTCAAGGCGGCGATCTTGGATGAATCACATGCCCAACATCCGACGGGCCACCCGGTAGCGTGGCGTTGGAAGCGGCACGCTGGAGAACGTGATTGGCTTGTGACCGACGTTAAGCCCTTCCCGCGCGAAGGGCGGCTCATTGAGCCGCTCTATACAGCCTCGCTCACTCCGGCAGCGTGTGAATGCTCGAAGTATCCGAACATCCAGGCGCTCCTTGTGGCGCGCGAGGAGGAGATCGATCGTCTCCACGCACAGGTCGCCGACCTCCGCTCCAAGCTCGAAAGGGCCAACAGCCCGGTGTGGGATACGGCCGCTCTCCACGGGAGGCCGAAATGATCGACTTCACCAGCCCGCGGGCACTTGCCGCTGAAAATCAACGATTGCGCGCCGAACTGAAGCAGGCCCGCGCACAGGTCGAGAATGCGAACGAATGCTTGCGCGACATCGTGCAGAGTTGGGATTGGTGTCAGGTCGATCCGGTAGATCGCGGCTACAGCCTGCACTCAGATAACATCGAAGAGGCCCGTAGGCTCTCGATCCCATCGACAGTGCTTCCGACCACGGAGGCCGACAAGTGATCAGGACGTGCAATCACTGTCGGTCGCAATTTGAGCCGAGGAGGAGTTTCCAGGCGTATTGCTCCAGGGCATGTCGGGTCAAGTATTGGAACCTTAACTGGAAGGATCTGCACCCTCATCCAAATGAGCATCATGCATGGCGGGACATGCGGCGCCGTTGCAACAACCCCAAGCACGAAGATTACCAGAACTATGGCGGGCGCGGAATATCGGTGTGCGACCGATGGGAAGTCTCGTTCGATAACTTCATGGAGGACATGGGTCCGCGCCCTGGTCCCGGCTACAGCATTGACCGCATCGATAATGACGGAAATTACGAGCCAGAGAATTGCAAGTGGGCGACCAAGAAAGAGCAAGGCCAAAACCGGCGCATCTGTTGGACGCCTGAACAGGATTCCAAGCTTCGCCAGGCAGTAGGAGGCGGTCTCAACTTCACGGAGGCAGGGCGGCTACTTGGGAAGGGCTCCGGCTCCGTCGCAGCTAGGGCGCGACGTATTGGTCTCAAGACCTCATGGGACCCGCATGCGCCACGCAAAGCATATCTAGACGCCCTAACATCAGATGCTCCGCATGTGCGAGAGGCTGCTCAATGAACGAGCGCGAGGAATTCGAGAAGGCGTGGAACGCGCGACCCTGGATACTCGAAAAAGAGTCGCACAAAGATCGCGCTTGGAGATGGTGGCAGGCTCGCGCGGCACTGGACCGGACTACTTTGCCCGCTCCCGACGCTTCAACTCCCGCTCAACGGCCTCACGAATGAAATCCGTCCGGTCCTCACCTTCGGTGCGAACGGCATCGATCCGCTCGAATGTCCCCTCCGGGAATCTCGCCTGCATGTCTTCCGACCATCTTTTTTTGCGTCCCATCGATTTTTTTCTCATATGAGGTATTGACCACGCCAGAAATATCTCATATGATTTATCCATCGTCAAGGGAGAGAGCAAATGCAGATCGTCGCCACCATCCGCACCGGCCACCGCATCGTTACCCAGGACAAGACCTATGAGGTCTACGGCGCTCTCAAGCTTCGCGGCCGGTATCTCTATCAGGTGGTGGATGTCGCCACCCACAAGAAGGCATCCCTTTCCCGCGAGGACGTTCTCCAGGCGCAGCGCGAAGGCTCTGCGAGGGTGATCTGATGCCGGGCTACGATAGCTGGAAGGCGCACGATCCTAGCGATGGTTTAGGGCGCGAACCGATTACGCCAGAGCAAGAAAGAGCTGATTGGGAGGACGCGATGCAACAGCAGATGGATGTCGAAAAAGACCTACAACGAGCCATCGCCGTCATCGCCGACCTCTGCGGCGCTGGCCGCCCGGCCGTCAAAGAGTCTACTGACGAATTGGCGGCATGGGCGGAGGAGTTCACTGATCGCTATTTTCAGCAGCACAGCCGTTCGCCCCTCCCACATGTGCGGACGCCTGGCGAGGTGGGCTCATGAGAGCGCTTGACCTCTTTTCCTGCGTCGGCTGCCACGCGATCGGTTTCCATCGCGCGGGGATCGAGACCGTCGCGTTCTGCGAAGTCAACGAAACTCGCCGCGCCGAGCTTCACCACCAGTTTCCGGAGGCCCTGATCTATGACGACGTGCGAGCCATGGGATACACGACCCCTCAAGCCGACATCGTTATCGGCGGGCCGCCTTGCCAGCGCACCAGCGTCGCTGCCGCCATTCACGGCTATCGTTCCGGCGAGAGCCTATGGCCCTACATGCTTCACGTGGGGCTCTGTGCCAGCGCAGAATGGTTTGTTGTGGAGCAGCCCCCGGGAAATGCGGCGTGGGAAGCCGAAGTCGCTAAAAGTCTTTCCGGAGCTGGCCGCCACGTCGCCAAGTTTGAGTTTGGCGCTAACGACGTTGGCGCGCCGTATATTCGCAGGCGAGTGTTCCTGGTTGCCTGCACCAGCCTGCCGCGACTGGAGATCGCCAGGCAGTCGCTCCCACGAGCGATTGAGGAAACCAAGAGGGCAGCAGATGCCAGAGGTGATTGGGACGCGGATCAGCTCGCAGCTATACCAGTGGATGCTCGGTCTGCCGGCGAACACAATGATGCCTTTAGCCGAGCACGTAGAGAGCGGATCGAAGCGCTAGGCGACAGCAACCCGCCGCACATGGCGGAAGCAATCGGCCGGGCAATCAAAGCAGCCGGCCTTGAGCCCAGGTATTCCGACTGGATCTATGGCGGCGATTCGCTGCGCGGCCGCACTCATCTTTCCCAAAGTAGAGGGGCTGACTGATGGCTTGGTCGTATCAAAAGCCCACAAGGATTGTCCGAACAACGCCCGGATGGCTTTCACGGAAACAACAGGAACACGCGATGCTGAATGACGATCAGCGC